TAATTGTTGGATATATTTTCTTAAAATATCCTGCAGCAAAAGAAGATGGCTTTAGTTATGAGCATATTTACTTTACTAAACCGCATAATTATTATCAAGAGAACCCGCACACATATATTACTTATAATAACATGTATTATGATGGGTATAATGTTAATGGAGTAGATAAAATATGGAAACTTAAATTCATGGAAAAATTCGTGACAGACGAAGCAAAAGCAGGAAAATATGATAATCAAAATGGCTTTATTTCAAGTGATATCTTTATTTTACCTGCACACTTTCAGCATATAGGTGGCAGATATGATAAGTATACTTTGCCGCCAGTTATAAAACGTTCTGTAAGAATGCATATTCCGAAAGTCTGTGGAATAGACATGTGGTAAAATTAATTTTTAATATACAATACAAGGAGGCAAATTTGCCTCCTTTTGTTTTTGGAAGATATATAAATAAAATCACTTTATATGATACGCGACATTTATACACGAAATCCCGAAGACCCTAATTATGTTTATGGTGTTTTAGAGCATTCAGACGTCGTTGAATCAATTATAACGAAAATAAAAATGATATTAGGCACCAGTGCCGGTCAAGTATTTGGTGATTTAGGATTCGGAATTGGCATAGAAGATTTGATATTTGAAACAAAAATCAATAAAAAAGATTTAGAAGAAAAGATACAAATACAATTTGACCGTTATATTTCAGAAACATCTGATTACAAAATAACTGCTTCAGTCTCATTTGGAAAAGCTGATGGATACGATTATGCTGTAATAGATATTTATATTTCAGGCGAAAAAATTATAGGAATGCTTATAAAATAATATAATAAAAAATGGAAATTTTTGATACCACGCGTGTTAGATTCTCAGAACTTTATCAAGATGCGTTAACGTTTATTAAAGAAAGTTATGGAGATCTCGGACAATATTTTTCATTGGCCTCACCAATGGGACAACTCTTACAGATTATTCTTGGATATGGACGTATGATATTGTTTTACAATGAAGATTCAATTACTGAATTAAACATTGGAACAGCTACTCGTCCTGCAAATATAAAAGGACTTATAACTCTTACAGGACATAATCCATCAAGAGCAATATCAGCCCGGGGCACTTTAATTTTTAACTATAATGGAACTAAATTGCCACAAGGAATGCAAACAATTGCAATTCCAAATTATACTCAGATAACAAATAATCAAAATGGCTTAACATACACTATAGTTTTACCAGGCGAAGAATTGCTTTTCAACTTAACGAATATAGTTAATCAAGTTGAAGCAAACATACTTCAAGGAAAATTAGAATATCAACAGGCAACTGGAACAGGAGACCCTCTTCAATCATTTAATTTTCAAAATAAAAAGGGCGCATTCATTGATAATTATTATGTTAATGTATTTGTTAATGGAGAGAAATGGAGCACTGTAGATTCTATTATAGATATGACATTTGACCAAAAGGCTGTCATGGTAAAAACTGGGCAAACTGGCGGAATAGATTTATTTTTTGGAAATGGTTACAATGGAGCAGTTGCGCCCATGGGCTCAACGATTTTGGTTGAATATCTTATAACGGATGGTGAGTCAGGAAATTTAAGCGCAATGGCAAATAACTTAAACAATAGTTGGAGTTTTGCTTCTACTGGTTATCTTCCCAATAATGAACAAATTGATTTAAACAAATATTTATCAGCCTCTATTAAACACGAAATCATGTTTGGAGCTCCTGAAGAACCTCTTTATTTGTCACGTTTATTAGGACCTAAAGTTTCAAGAAGTTTCGTTCTTGCTAATGAAAATAATTACATTTATTTTTTACGAAAATTAAATATTTTTACAATTATAGATGCTATTCCAGGGTTTGCTACATTTGAGGATAAATTTGTTCTTGATAAATACACTCAATTCAAAAATCAACAAGAACAACTAACATCCGAGTATCGTACACTATCAGCTACTTTTGGAGTTGATTCAACTCAAGCTGCTGCGAAAAAAGTTCAACTAGATAATGTAACTTCTCAAGTTAATTATTATCAAACTCGAGTAGAAGATCAGAAAAAAGATGATAACACAGTTTATTTATTTTTAGTACCGGATGTAACAAAAAGAATATCTGCAAATGATAATTATTTCACTTGCCCGCTATCTTCATTTATCTTAACGAATACAGAAAAACTTGCAATATTGGATTTAATCGAGCAAAGTGGCCAACGAATTTTAACCGTGGATAATGTAATTTTAGATTTAATGTTTCCTAAATTTACATTAAATATGTCACTTATATTGTGGGAGGGCACATCATATGATACAGTTAGACAATCAATAATTTCAATTACATCGGATTATTTCTTAAAAAATACAAGAAGAGACAGAATTCCAGTTTCAGATTTGATTAAAATTATCGAAGGTGTAGATGGGGTAGATTCTGTTAATGTTTGGTTTGATGCTGACAAAAATAATTTAAACATTTATAAAACATTTTATGGGATAGACGATTATGGTGATATCATTCTAGAAAGATATGTAAAAGATGCATTTGGTAATGATGTAGCTGTAAAAGATTTATACCCATTAATAAGAGGAAATTTTGAAAATGCCCAAGGAACTTTTTATGAAGATAGCTTAGTAAAAAATAAATTATCAAATTTAAATATACAAGTTAGAGGGTATACAAGAAAAAATCTTAACTCAGAACACAACGCAGCTATTTTAAATAATTTATAAAATGGACACTAGCACAAGAAGAAAACGATATACGATAAGGCCCTCATATTATTATGCTGCAAAGCATTTTAATGATGTATTTCTCAATATGGGATTTGATTACAAGGGTCAACTTATTAAAAAGGGAAGTTCACCAGAACTTCATGCAAATCCATTAAATGAATCTTTATTTAGCACTCTCGATTCAATGCTTTATTTTTTAATTGAGCACACTAAAACCGTTAAAAAATGGTTTTCAATTGCGCACTCAAAGGATAGCCTTAATATAAATTAAACTATGAATATTCAGAATTGGAAATTATTTGACGCAAAAGGCTCAAATATAAATTGGACTCCAAGCCCTATATTACCTCTCGTTATTACTTCTCCTACTGGAAAAGATGCCGCAGGTTATTTAATAACAAATTCAAGCACTTTAGTAGAAGGTGTTTGCATAACTAATGGTGGAGTCTTATATGATAATGACGATGTAACTCTTGCATATGATTATGCATATGAGGGAGTTGTTACGCCTTTTGATGCTTCAATTATCTATAAAGCTATTCCTATTTTTGGCTCGGCATATCCTTTAGTGAATTACGTCGATATTTCTACTAACATGGTTTACACAAACAGTATAAGCGAAATAGTTTTAGATATTTCTTCTTATGTAGAAACTAATAAATACGGAACTTTATATAATTTCTTTGCAGCAACAGACCCTAGTTTAATAGCAAATACTGGATGGCAAGTTCCTTTAGAAACAGATGTTCAAACGTTGAGTCTATATTTAGGAGGAGTGTCCACTTCAACAAATTACGGAGCAGTTGGTGGTAGATTAAAAGAAACAGGAAATACTTACTGGAATGCTAACATAGGAGCAATAAATGACACTAATTTTTCAATGCGTGGAGGCGGAACAAGAAGTCCTCTTGATGGTTCATTTTCCGAAAAAAATATCAATGGTTATTTCTGGACAACTACAATATCATCAAGCACAAATGCATTAGCAGCACACTGTAGTAATTCAGGAACTACACTTTATAAAGATAATGAATTAAAAACTAGAGCATACTCTATAAAATTACGAAAAACTACTCCAAGTGCTGCAGATTTATTAAAAGCTGATGGAGAAGAATGTGACCCATATATTGGTAATAATGGCAAGACATACAGGACTGTAAAAATAGGAACACAAGTATGGCTAGCTGATATGCTAAACGAAACCTTGTTTAGAGATGGCTCACAAATTAAAATAGTCACTGATGCTTCCGAGTGGACTCACATGGGAAATCATGCATATTGCTTTTATGACAATGATATTAACAATGCATTTGTAGATGTTTCAATATATAATGATTTTTCAAAAAGCTTTGTTTATCCTTCAGTTACTTTTGCTGCAGCTGTTTTTCTTAAACCAGTTTCACAGGGGCTTGTTGAAACTGAGCAAATATATATTTTTGAACAAGATCTTGAACAATATATAAGACCTTATGATGTAGATAACAATTTAATTTATTTTGAATTTATTGGGGATGATAATGAAATTCAATTCTTTGATGTAGATGAAGATAAAGTAGAAATCACATGGTCAAGTGTTGTAGGATTTGATCTATCAACTATAGTATTAGATACTCCTATTCAGCTTAACATTGGATTTAAATCTGATTATGAAGGAGTATTTGAGCGCACCATTAGAGTTTATCACTTAATAGACGGTGTACTTTATATACTTGGAGAAATCGTTGTTAATGCTGAAGCAATTGGTGAAGATGAACGATTCAGAACTCTTTTAACTAATTTTGGATTACCTGACCCAAAAGACATGAAAGATGTGTTTAAAGAAACTGACATCAATGAAGATTTGCCAGATTGGGAAATCTTGAATTACAAGTCAAAACAAATGATTCTTGAACATGATAAAATCATGCCATTTGTGGGCACATACAAAGGATTAATAAATGCTATTAAATGGTTAGGATATGATGATATTTTTATAAAGGAATGGTTTTTGAATGTAAAAGATCATACAAAATTAGCAATTTTAGTTTCTTATGATGCAAAAGATAGAACGCAAACAATGCTTCAATTTAATGCAGAACAAAGAAAAACTCTTAAAAAACTAAATCAGTTATCTCTTCATTATTGTATTACAAGAGAAACCGGAACCATCGATGAATGGGGAACTCCAGAAACAGAAAATTGTTATACATATAATTTAAAGGAAGTGTTTGTTAAACTCTTAGGGCTTAAAAAATGGCTTGAACTAAATATCATTGGAATCAATTGTCGCATAACTGATTTAACTGGAGAAGGAGTTTATTTTGAAAGAGTTCAAAATCTTATTTATGAAACTGATAATATTGGGTACAATTATAGTGTAGAACAAACTTTGACACCTTATAGTCCTGATGAAACATCAGAATTAATTACGGGAGATGCTAGCATAAGACTAACATTTTTAGAATTATCAAGAACTCGAGTAATGGATTTGCCATATAGGTTTAAAGATATGGCCGAGTTTGCATGGAATCCTAAAGATCCTTGTGTTAACAAATATTATGAATTAGATTCATCTTCTTATTTAGCAGACCCAAGTAGTTTTTTATTAGTTGGCGCGACATTCCAATATCCATTTGTAAATATTTCAGATATCGCTTGGAAACTTTCTCTTGAAAATAAAAACGCCGCAGTTGTAGGAAATACATTAGTAACAAATCCTTTATTCATTTTAGATAATGATATAAGATTTTATGACATTTTTGATTCATCATCTGTGTTTCATAATTCTTCCACTAATTTAACGGTGATGTTAGAAAAAGCTTATTTAAGAGACCCTTCTATAGATGAATGGACAAATTCAATTGCTTATTCAATTTATCCAATGACTGATACAAGCTCTGGAAATTATGCATTAGAATCTTCCACAGGCGTTATAAATTATTTTGATGATTATGTTACATTTACACCAGATGCTTCTGGAAGACTCCAGTATGCGATAGATTTGAATTATAGGGTACCTTTATTAAGCATGAAATATTTCAGCTCAACAACTGTGGATGGCTCTACGTACAATTTTAGTGATAAAGAGTATTATTTAGATATTCTAGATGGAAAAATTGCAATGAATGCAAAAAATGTGTTAGGTTCTCAGGATAATACAGTATCTTATATTAATTGGAATTATGACACAAGTTTAATTGAGCAAAAAATAACTTCAAATATAATAGTTACATCTCCAAGAATGGAACTTTGGAGAGTTGACCCAAGTATCTATTATTGGGCAGATCCATCAGGATTGACTGGTGGCAATGTAAATTCATTGGCAGTTGATAACAGTATTTATATTATGCACGTTAATCATATTGGAGATTATAACGTGGAACTATATGCATGGGATGGATATAACACATTATTTCATAATATTGCGAAAGAAACTTACCCAGTATTTATTAAAGCTCCTACTATTTACACTCTCATTGACCAATCTTGTAATACGACATGTGCAAGTACATTTATGACTGGCGGTAGGGATTCATTTCCTTCTAAAATTGTTAATTTAGTTGATTATTCTCTTTATTTATCTGATAAATTATTTGCTATCGATACTCCTATTGGCAGAATTGAAGTAGGTTTTCTATTAGATTCGTTTAGCACAAATTTATCCATATTCAATTCAATAAATCCTTTAGATATAAATCTTAATTATTTCGATATCAAATATCTGAACGGCTTAATTTATATTGTGATTATAGGCAATGAAGTTACTGTAAGTACAGCAGGGTTTGATTCTACCTCGATAGATATGATTGACGGCACATATTATGCGACTGGATTATATGAAGTTAATACACTTGTTTCACAACATCCTTATCCTATTTATGATAGACCAATACCTTTAGAGGGATTAACATTGAATATTGATAGTGATGGTAATCCTTTTATTAAAGTTCCATCAATTACATATTTTCAAGATGTTCCAAGGCCAAATTCGATTAATAAATTTTATAATTTAACAGAACGAATCAAAACTATAGGAGCTTCTCAAGTAATCGTAGATTGTGATTATCAATCATTTAATTCAGGGGACACTATTGCTTTAGTATCATTTGATAAAGGAAAATATTCACTTACTAGTGAAAACATTTATGAGGTTTCTACTGCTACAGGTTCACCTAATGATAGAACTCTTACATTAAGTACTCCTGTTTCTGAAGTTATTGATATTTCAACCGATGTATATGCTATAAATCAAACTTTAAGAGGTGTATTTAATTACGGAAATGTAAGTGATAATTTTGTAGCTGATATTTCAGGTTACATATTTTCAGTTGGTCAGAATGTAGCAATTATTGTTACTCATACAAATGGATATGATTGGGGCAGTACGTACACGGTCATTGATATTTCAGGAAACACCCATACTTTTGATAAATCTTTACCTGATTTTTTCTTAAATCCAACGTATTACACGTTAGAAGCAAAACACGCATTTACAACATATTCTGAAATGCAAATGACAACTATTTCAGCTACAGAAGTTGTGAATGAATTTAACATATACATGGGTGATTCTGCATGTCAAGAATACTATCTCGATAATACATTTACGATGGTGAACATTTTATTTGATCAAGATATTCCTAATCAACAATGGTATAGCGCTTCAGATAATTTAATA